ATTACTACCTAATACATTGTAGAAATTAGGTAATATATTTTCTGGGTTTACATGGATATTTAGTAATTTTTTAAGTTGTAGAAAATAGGACTTTTTTATAATTTTGAATAACTTACATATTTTTATAGATTTACTAACAGTTGTTTTAGTACACTAAATTTATGAATTGAAAGGGGCAAGAATAATAATGAAAAAAACACTTTTAGCTGGCGCACTTAGTATTGCATGTTTTACAGGAGGTTTTGGGGTACATGCAAATGCACAAGAAAATATAGATGTTGCTAGCTTTATCCATTCAAAACAGGACGTTGCAGTGGTTATACCATTACAATCATTGACTTACCAGGACCTTTATAAACAACTGTTAATTTCCGAATTAGCTATTGATTATCGTGGTATTGTAACAACAAAAAATAGTATTACAGCAAAGTGGGCAATAGATCCTAAAATGACTCCACAGGAACAAAAAGAATTTAAAGAGTTGTACGGTAACGCTATGCAAGTAAAATTTACTCCATCTGGGAATTCATTTAAAGGAGAAGTTTTGGTTAAAGGAAAATGGATACCTTT